CGCGTACATTCTATTAAAGAATTCAGTAAGTCGTAATATCTCCGACATCGTGCATGACTCAAAGCACGCTGGAGGTTGAACTCTTTCGGATGACGAATCCAGCGTAAATACGCTCGCATCCCCTATGCCAAAGCCTTTAAACAGCCAGCGTTCAACTATGCTGACTAGTGTCGTATGGTATCCAGAGGCAAGGGGTGATTTTGTTCTGTCCAACAGCAGATCACATACTGCTTGGTGTGTTTTATAGAGGTCACACCTGGCCTCATCAAGCCCTCCACTTGATTGTATGTCTAAAATCTCGTCTCTGACATCCTCCGGTAACACATCGATGACCTCATCGGTGTATTTGGCCTTCCAATCCACAACGCGCTCCTCAAACGTGCGATTCAATCCTAATAACAAATAAGACAAATTATGCTTAGCAGCAATTTCGGACAGCTGCTTACGGCGCATATCATACGTCTCTCTGCCATGCAAGAACCACTCGTTAAGGGCACTATCCATGTTGGCGGCGCACGCTGCTTCTTCCGTCAAAGGAGTATTCTTGTCACGCATGTAACAATGCAAAGACTTGAAGATAGAAGCATCTATTAAGGCTCCTACATGCATGTCTAATTCCGGTATGTATACGGATTTCCTTTTCAGAAATTCGAAATCCTCCTCCGGTAAGAAATCAGCTAGTTCCGACTCCTTATCGGGCATCGTATACACTTGACCATACTTCTTAAGGAATTGTGAAGCACCCTTTATGGTAAAATCGTCAACCTGTGGATGTACTGAACCAATATTGTCGTCTCCATATGTGATTAAGGACACCACATCTCTAAATGGAGTGCGCGCTTCGAAACTTGGCGGCCAATGTCTCTCATAAAAGTAGCTTCTCATATTCAAACTGCCACATATGCTATTTAATATGACAGTTAGTGAATTACCACTAATGTGAGATCCTTCGGTCAGGCCAATCAAATTCCCGTCGAAGGCAATCATCGCGTAAACTAAATCGCCAGCCATAGCCTCCATAACCATTCGATCCTCCTCCGTATAGCCGCATTGCATACTCAAGTCAATGATAATACGCAGTGCAGCCAACAAAAGTTGTGAGGGCAATTTTTGATCATACTGACCATAATCGCCCCCAATCAATCGATCTGTG